GGCTGACGGAGGTCACAACAGGAACATCCGCGTGGTATTTGTTTGATGCTGCAGGATATATGCTGACAGGTTATCAGGCGGCGCCGGACGGCCGTAAGTATCTACTTTGCCCAGATAAAGGAGTAAATGAGGGTAAATGTATGGTAACGGATGACCAGGGAGCATTGCAGATTGCTGAGTATGACGAGATTGCCAGACGGTACATAATTTAAGCGTACTTCAGTCTCTAAAAATTGATTGGTGCTGATTTTTGTCACATTGACAAAACGGTTCTTTAATGTTAAAATACAAGAAATCCAGAGTATTAAATACTCTGCGTATCGCAATATCAACTTAACAGTTGCTGTTCGCCCGTTTCGGGCGTGGATTGAAAAAACTACTTCATAATTTAAGCTATTGGAAGTTTCTGTTAAGTTGCAAAGCGGACCAGGTGCATCTGGTCCGCTTATTTTAAAGATGATAATTAAAAGCCCCTCAACCGCTTTTTTTGTAAGCAGAAGAGAGGCTTGCTATGTTATAGAATATTACCAGCCTTCTATCACTTCAGGCTCTAACCCTGGAAGATTAAGCAATTCCGCCTTGTAATAGGGGGGTACGTCCATAGGCGAAAATTGCAGGGTGCGAAAAACTTTCGCAGGAGAGTATTGACCGTTCGGGCAATTATGTTCCCACCAGTATAATTTATCCAACGTCATACTTCCGGCTGGCCGGGCAGCAGATGCATCATTCATAAACATATTTATGATGGCATTTTTGATTGCCAGTGCATCACCATACGTGAATCCTGTGATTTTTGCCAGTTGTGGATATATTGAACCGCGAAAGACATATGCCCCATAATTGATTTGATACCGGGTCCCCATCGTGTCACTTGACTTATCGGACCTTGAATTAGGGTCATTTGAATTAACTGATTTTGTCAAGTTTTTTTGTATTACGGTTATATAATCCAGAGATACGGCGTCTTGAATTGAAACAGGTCCCCGGACACATTCGGATATACCTACTTCTTCTTCGGATTCTTTTGACGCTTTGGAAGATTTGAAAGCAAATACTTGACCGAATGCCCGGACATCAATCCATTTTTCACAGGCAATTTTACGGTAGGAAGTCCTATCTTTTGATGTCGCGGCCTGAACCATGTCTGACTCCGCCTTCACCTTGCTGTGAAGGCTTTTCTGTTCATCAAGCAGTTCTTCTTGCTTGACAATAAAAATATCATATCCATTTTCTGAAAGGCGATCTCTTATTTTTCGTTTTAAGCAGACGTCGGAAATGATTCCATTTCCGTTAAAATCTTGTCGCGGGACGTTTCCATTAATCGGATCGCCATTCGGGTTACATCTTTCTGCAACAATAACACCGCAGAAATCAATCCTGTTCTGCAATATAGCCGAGGTATCCATCGTCCCCCTCCTTTTCCTGGACAAACATTGTGTATCGGATGAAATTTAAATAATAGTCTTTTATTTCTCGTTTGCCGGAATCCCAATTTTCGATGGAACGTAATGGAATCCAGTACATTGTTGACATTTTCGCCATGCTAACATCAAATCTTTTGCGCAAGCCCGGAAAATCCAGGCTTGCGAGTTCAAAAATCAGTGACAAATCCTTTGTGATTTCATCAGCATCTGCTGCTTTGTTCATCCATTCCTGCCAGCCGAGGTTCATAATAAACTCTTCGGCGTTTTCGTGTCTGACAGCTTCATCACATAGTCTAATAAACGTGGTATATAACATCTCTTCCCCTCCCTTTTTATGCCCACAATCTTGTTTCGCCCTGGTACTGGTGAACGTTTCCATCTTCACGAACCATCCTTAACGGGGTTCCGTCAACGTCTCCGTCTTCCCACACTGTTACAACGGCCTCAAGGACATCCAGATCCTCAAATGCTTTTTCTGCTGCGTCATACGCTTCACTGTAAGATTTGCACCAGTCAGCCATATCGGCTGTGTTCCAATCGCTATCACTATTTACGGATTTGATATTAACTGCATACTCTTTTTTCATCTTCGTCTCTCCTTTTTGTTTGAAATTGATTACCTCTTGTTTATGTATTTATTATACCACCCAATGAGTGGTATGTCAAGAGGGATATCGATTAAATTTAAAATAAAGTTACTCGGTTATATTAATAAATCACAGGGCGTCGCCACAGGAGATTTATTCTCCCCTTATGACGCCGCCCTTTTATTTTGACTATGCTTTATGATTGTACGCCGCCCTGAATTTATCCAGAACAAGCTGCAAATCTGTATACCGGATTGATGATTTTCTGTAAGGCGTTTCGTTTAATTTCTCGCTAAACAGAAAAAGATTGTAAAGTGGACTAAGCCCGTCGGTATCCATGTTATCACAAAATTCAATAAGGGCCTGGAATCTTTTGACATAGGCCATTGATTCATCAAAGCTACTCATTATTTTTCTCTCTTTCTCCCGGCTTATTCCGAGGCAGGAAAATTATACTCCTATTTCTATATATCCACGTTCCGCGAGATCATTTCTCGCTTTTTCTCTTAACTCTTCTGATGGCCCGTATTCAAGCCATTCATCAAGATATTCTTTGACATCCTCTTCGTTTGTTTCTCTTGTGAATGGCCCCCATGTCAATACCGAGAAATCATAGATCGACAAGCCAGTCATTTGAATTAAGTAGGTCGAAAAATTCATATATTTATACACGGTTCTTTCCTTTCTCCCGGCCTATTCCCGGACCGGGGCGGTTATTATTTGTATACATGGTAAACTAACTTTATCACTGCCTCTTTGCTGCTATACTTTTTTTGCCAGCGCGTGACACATTGCTGGTTGACGAAGCGCCACATATTGTCAAACGTATGAAAGCTGATCTGATAGCGCTCCCCTCCTATCTTAAAGTTAAAATAGACAATAAAGACATGCGCACCACTGTATAATGTCCGATCCGCTTTTACGTGGTATCTAAATCCACTCTGCGGGTTGCGCTGTATTGCTCTGATCGCATTGATGATACAGTGATCCTTTGTGTGATACCCTTTCTTATAATGCACTTCTGATAAAGGGACAAAGGAGGAAATGCGGTTTAATACCTCTTTGTCCTTCTTGCCTCCGTCCGAAGCAAGTTGAGCAAATATAATCTGTTTTGCAATGTATCTATCCAGCATAATCTCCCTCCTTTATCCTGCTATGACGTTGCAACCGTGCCTCTTTGAGCGCGCCAAGCCAGCAACTCTCGGGGCGGTCTTTCACCCGCCTGCTAT